GATGATAGAAAGTTGTTTGTTACCGGCTCCGGTCCAAACGACTTCGATGGGCATTACTGCCACTGGCTCGGCAGTTCCATCCCCACCACCGGAAACATAAACGGTAAGTTTTTTGGTGGCAGTGTTACGGGCAAGCAGGGTGCCTTTTTTTACCGTTCCGCTCTGGCCTGTGCCAGCAACAGGAGCATCCCACGTGAGGGCACCAGTACCAGCCGCTGCGACAAGCGCAGAACCAGAACCAGTCGAGTCAGTTGTGATTTTGACCTGCTCACCTGCCACGCCCACGGATGCCCCTTTAATCTGGCTGTTCATCTGCGCTGCAACACCGGCAGCGGTCGTGGTGGCACCGGCGAAAAGCACGGTATACGCCGTGCCGTCAACGGTGATGATGGATGTTTTACCATCCTGATCGGCTACCGGGTAGACAGTGGTGTCAGTGATGGTTGCGGCGGTCCCGGCAAGGGACATGCTCACGGTCTCGACGTCTTGAGCGGTCTCGCTCAGGATAAGGCCGTCTGCGAGTGTTTGCGTGATTTCCATTTATTACCTCCACTCAATTGTTACGCCGGGGTGCGCAGCGGCGATCTCGGCAGAAAGTTTCTCGTTCTCTTCTTTGGGAGTCAGAGCAGCAACCTGAACCGGTGTAGCAACGGCTACGGGTGCAGGTGTCTCTTCTCCACGGGCGGCAATCGACCGGTTGCGAATTTCAGCGCCCATGTGCTTGGCTCTGATGGTGTCGGTCAGTCCGTCGCCTGATTTGATTGCGGCATGGGCTGTCTCGGTATCACCCGAAGCCTCTGCCAGTGTCAGATGTGCATCAACGCGGTCTCTCTCGGCTTTCACACCAGCGGAGAAAACAGCGGCATACACGTCCCCGTGTTCTGCTTTCAGTTTTTCAATATCCATGGCTTTTCCTCTCATGTTTGCCGCCGGTGTTTTTCCTGCGGGTTGTTTCGTTTTTTTCGTTTCGATGGCATCAATCATGCCCTGCGCCAACGCCGTGCGGGCCGTCATAACCGCGCCCTGTCCGTAATTGGCGTTGATGTTCTCCACAGTGGTTCCCCTGCCCTCTGCTATGCGGTCCGCAAGAACTCCATAAACATCATCAAGCATGGCCCTCACAACGCCTTTCCCGTCCTCTGTTCCCATATCTGGCATCTTCTTCGGGCTAGAAGTGTTGCTTATTCCTTCTCTGGTTTTACCTCCCATAGGTATAGCCACACCAACGGACCCAACCATATTCAGCTCGTTCTTGGCTGTTATTTTTCCGGTCTGCGAAATCAGCATGTAGGCCGCGCTTGCCGCCGTACCAGTAACTACAGATTCTGTCTTCAATGGCGTTGTTGCAATAGCCTCCATGGCGTCATACATCCCATTTGTAGAACCTCCGGGGCTATTTGCAATGAAAACAATTCGCTCGGCGCCCTTCGACTCTGCATCTGAAATCTGTGCGATTATGTCACTGTATGCAGTGTGCTCAATCCCGAACATATCAGCGATAGGGTCTCTGTTCTGTACCAGCATGCCTTTGATGTCAATCCGTGCAGTGCTGCCGTCAAAACTGACTGGCGACGGGCCAGAAACTGACATTCCCATAACCGCTTGCATTTGCTCCGCTGTAATGGTCTCATAGAGCGCTTCAATGCGCTCAACTTCTTGCTGTATCATCAACCATTTCATTGATGGATGTCTCCATTTCCAATATCCGCGCCGACAGCGCATCAATCCCGGTAGTCCTCAACGCGCGGGCAACCGGCTCGGCTCCATATTTTTGCTCTGCATCCATTATCGGCTGTGCAGCGTCCATTTTCATCTGATTTTCGCGCTTGATTCGCCGGATGTTTTTGCTAAATTTTGTGCCAGTAAGCTCCCGGCTTGCCCGCTCGTTATCAATCCAACCCTGCGCATTCAAGTCCGCGTATCCCCGCACCAGTTTTGACAGGTCAACAGATGGCTTAATGGCTCCTGACCAATCAATCATTGTCCATGCGCGCCGCTTGTCGTACTGCCGAGCGTCTTTAAACGCCTCCAAATACCCCGGTGCGTCAATTTTATTGAGCAAAAGTTCGGACAAAAACCACTCCTGAAAAACATGGTCATTGTTTTCTGACCCGAACCGCGTGCGCTCTTTTCCAAGAAGCATTTTCCACTCGTTGATTGCCGCTTGCGATGCGCTGTAATTTTTCTCAAATGACAGCTGCATGATTTCGGGTGGCATTTCCAACGCCCACGCCAGCCCCTGTAAAATAGCAGCCTCGAACGGTCCAAAATTAACATCGGTTCCGCCGGTGGAGTATGGTGTTGGCTTCTCACCCTGCTGCAACCGCTGCATATAAACGCCAGGCAGCATCTCGGTAAAGGACACCGGCAAGCTGCCTTCGGCCTGTCCGGTGACGGACGTCACACGCTTGGCAGCGCCACTCTGCAACGGTATAGAACCGGGCTTCGAATCCGTCCGCTCAATAAATCCGGCAATCATCGAATTGATGACCGCCTTACGCTGTGCGCTTCCCCGGAATTTCTCAATCTCTTTCAGCGGCTGAATGGCAATCGACAACAGGGGCTCACCGCGCACCGCATCTTCGCGACGGTCAAGCCCGTAGACCATCCATGCCTGAATGCGTCCGGTCTTCTCACCACGGCAAGCAATGCGCTGAAACCTGTCTGCCCCGGTTCTTGCCGCTCCGAGGTCCACATGATACGCCACATGACGCCCGTTTTCGTCCAGCTCCACACCGTCAACAATCAGGGCGTTGGATATGGATGGCATCGGCGTCTGTATTTTGTCACCGGGTATAATCTGCAACTGTGGCAGCTTAGACAAGGGGTCTTGCCGACAAATCACAACGCAGTCTCCACCCACGAGGGCCTCGGTGTAAACCTGTCTCTGCAACGCCCCGAACGTCCGCATTCCCTTGATGTCCACAATGGCAGGGGTGTCGGCGTAAAGAGCGAATCGATTCTCAAGATTCTCTGACCAATCAATGAGGCTGTCTTCTTCGAGCCCGAGAATTGATTCCTCTGGTATGGATTCGGCAGAGAGTCCGACGTTGATGACATTCGTCACGAACCGGCGAACAATCCCACGGGCATAAGAGTTTTTCAGGAACAGTCCAGCGCTGCGACTCCGCAACGCCCAATAGTCCAGCGAATCAACCTCTTCAAGCAGATTGCCAAGTCCACCGGCGAACATCTCGCCATTGTAAATAGGTGGAGTCAAAAACTGACCAGCAACAACCTCAACTTCTCGTTTTGCCCACGGCCAACGCATCAAAACCCCGGCACAACAATGGTCGATACGGTACCCGACAACATTGCGTCAAAATAATCCAGTTGCGAATACAGGGTTTCAAGCAGCGATTGCACCGATGGTATGTCCTTCTGAGAGACAGTTTCTGTAGTCTGCCCGGTGTTTATCGAATATGATTTGTTTTTGTTCGATGCCAGTGCAAGCAGACAATCCTCATAAGCGATTATCAGCGCCTTAGTGCGGTCAATTCTTGTCTGCACAAATTCAGCATCCATATGCCAGTGATATACCGTTTTAGCAAAAAAATCAAATCACCGTTTTTTTCACGCGGTCAGCCGGTAAAACATCTGCCCTTCCTCGCAAAGAGTCCAGAATCTGTCCCAGTCAATGACTTCGTCTTGAAAATGTTGAATACATACATTATATGCCACGATGTCCACCGCCGCCGAACCGTACACAATCAAATCCCATAACTCATTGTCCGCCCCATGTGGCCTGTGCCATGAGTGTGAGATTGTTCCGTTGGGGTTCTTTTTCTCTTTTCTGTATTCCCGTGTAAGTTCTTTAAGCTCCGAATCGGTGGCATCCATGGGAGCATTGAATTGGTAGGGCCTCTGTATCCCATCGTCGGCTGACCAGTCGCGCCGAAGCACCGGAGCCAGCCTATCCTTATAATAATCGACGTGCAGCCTGTAGCCGAGGGTGCCGGACTGCGTAGAGAACGGAGCGAACTCCTGAATTTTCTGCGTTTTCGTGTAACTATCGCGCCCCAAAATGGGGAAAACCCCGTACTGATACGATGCGCAGAACTCCGTAACCGTGGCATTCGCGAACCCTGCATCCACCAGAGTCACACCGATGTTATAAATTTTCCCATCGTCGGCTGTGTATTCAGCATCTTCGATTATTTCCCGCAACCGGGCCCACGCTGGCGAGTCGATGTTTTCACATCCAGACTCTGAATTGTCCTCGATGCGATAGTAATCAATCAGCCAAGAGTTCGCGCCCCGTGTCCATCCGAAAATTGCCGCCCTCAAATTGTTGTGATGCACGTCCACCGTGCATGTCAGCATCAGCACCGGGCTCTGGCAGTATTGAGCGATTGCATTATTGGGGATGTTCCCCCTTTGATAAAACGATCTTCTATGCGCGGACACCATCACGAATGATATTTTCCCGCCGTAAACTTCAAATGGTTTCCCCAAAATGTTGTTGTAAAACAACTGAAACGCATCGACGTCCTTCATCCGGTTGTGCGTCGTGTCCCATCCCTGCAGATAGGCAGATACGCACTTGTACCACGGCTGCATTCCGGCTGGAGAGTACAGGGCAGGCAGGTGGTAGCTCCGAAACTCTGGCGACAATGGCACCGCTGTCGGTATCCACTCGGCATTTTCTTTGCAAAATAGCTTCGGCTTATCGTGCTCATAATGCGGATGCTCGCAGCTCTGGCAATGGTAGCGGACAGTTTCTGACTTCAGCTTACCCTCTTCGTCTACATCCCATTTGAACCCGTACTCGAACCCCTTCTCATTGTTGCGCCCACTCCACCGGAGCACCTGAGAGAATCCACACTTCAGGCAGCGGACGTAATACATCCGCTTGTCGCCCTTATCATATTCCCGCTCAATATGGCTCGAACCCTTTATCAGAGGTGTGCTTCCCATCAATATTTTACGCACCGCCCACGCCGCAGAAGCCCGGTCTTTGCTCAAATAGATGGGATTTCCGCCTCGTTTTAGGGTCAACTGCCACGCGTCAACCTCATCCATCAGAATCCACGGGGCAGAAAATGACCTCATCTTATCAGCGTTCCCGGCCCCAGCCGGTATCATGTACCCTCCGCCCTTCCACTGTAATTGATTGCGGTTCTTGCCGGTCTTCTGTGCGCTCTCCGAATCGCTAGATTGAAAAATGTCCATGCCAGACTGTTGAAACATGGGGATAATATTGTTCTCAACGCGCGCCGTCGATAGGTCTTTGTCAGCGGTGAAAAACATACAGGCCACTGTCTTTAGAAATCCGGCAATGTAAAAGATGATGGATTCAAGCGCCGTAGTATAGGCCACCTGAACCCCCTTCATTACCGCGACTTCTCTCACCGGTGACGCCACGTCGAAACAATCTATGATTTCACGCCACCACGGAGTCAGGTCATAATCTATGTATCCGCTGAAACGGCTGACGCTCTGTGGCAAATACCGACGCCCCTCATTAAATTCCACCGGTGAAAGGATTTCCACCTCATCAACAATGGATTCCACCCGGTCAATCAGCCATTCGTCTGGGTCTGGTATGGCGTGTTCAGTCCGTGGGCGGGCGCTCATCGCGTATCACCTTTATCATCTCCCGTTTCGCCGCCTTCAGAAACGAGCCGGTCTGTTTCGTCGCCACAACAACACACTCCTGCTCTGTCGCCCCGCCCTGAATCAGGGGGTACAGAGTGGCGACAATCGATTTCATTCCATCGGTCATCAGTCGCAAGTGGCACGTATTTATCGGCTGGAATATCAGGCGGTCGATTTTGTCACGGGCAATCACAGCCCCGGTCTGTTCCTGATTTTTCAATTCCAGATGAATGATTTGTTGCCGCAACCGCTCAATTTCCAAATCGGTCTTGCTGGCGTACTCCGGGATATTCGCCGCACGGGGTGCGCTGGACTTTTTGCCGGGGGCCTGATTGATGACACCACTCTTCATCACCACGGCCTTAGGGGTGCCGTTCTCATCACGCTGGCGAGATTTCCGCTCGTTCACCGACTCGATAAACTGTAAAGCTGCTTTACTCGTTTCATCGATATTGCCCGCTCCGGTCTTCTCAAGCCGTCCATTTCTGATGGCGAGATAAACCGATTGTTTAGTAGTAGAGGCATATTCAGCGAATTTTACAACTGACAACATACCTCATAGTAAAGGTGTCAAGCTGAAAAATCAATAGCGCTACTTTTTACGCTTTTATGTAAAACAAACATATATCAAAATACGCTATAGAGTGACAAAATGTCACAGCACTTTGACAAAATGTCAAACAATATCGGTAAAGGTGTATTTTTTTTGCCACAGAGTGCCCGGACAGCACCTGTCGATAGATAAC